AAACCTTAAACGTATCAAATAGAGCATCACCAGCAGAAATATCTTGGTTATTACCAATTCTATATGTCACTTCAGCAAGACCCCCAGATGCTGCAGAAGAATTTTGTCTAACAAATAAAGTATATGAAGTTGTTAAAATAGTGACTGCCGAACCCCAATTTACCTGATCAACACTTAAACTACCAATACCACTAGTAATTGACGCTGTAGTAGCAGCATCTAAACCTCTAATATCAACTTCAGCAACCTGTTCTACTGATGGGTCAGCAAGATATACCGGAGTAGCATGAAATGGATATGGCACAGTTCTCTCATCTCTTGTGATAAGAGTCATTAACACAGATTTATTTGGATATGTTGGGGTTGGACCTCCAGTAGGATTTCCAATTGTAGGATTACCATTAGGAGGACCTTGAATTGTAACTTTAGATGTCTGCTGAGCTTCATAAGTACTAGATGCTTGTAACTTTAAGTTAATAACATCATTCTGCTGAACCGTAAGTTGTTGTACCCAAGATCCCGTATTATTTTTTCTAATAAAACCACCAGTACCATCAATGATGGCATTCATTTTAACGCCAATACCATTCAATAATGCTACCGTATTTTGAGCAGTTGCTGGACTACTATTTGATAAATTTTGATAAGGTGTTTCTAAATTATTATATGCCCCAGAAGTGTACTCTGTTCCCAATCCGGTGACATTAAAGTCAGCAAAATACATAAACCCAGGTTCAGCTCTATTATGTACATCATCAGCAGAAACTAGTACTTTTTCATACTCAATAATTTGTAACTGAGCTGTTTGTCCACCAGCACTAATAGTAACATTATCACCAATAGAGTATCCATAACCAGGATCTACAATAATCAAATTATTGAAACCATCATTAGTTAATCCGACAACCATACTGTTACCAGAACCACCACTTACATTATAATTATTGCCAGCAACAAATCCACCTGTGGGTTGTGGTCCAGTTAATGTAAGTTTGGCACCATAGGTAAAAATTGGTTCGGCATAAACTAATTCTGGATATCTATCTACCTCCGTCCATGATTGCCAATTATCAGTAACCGAACCAAGAGTTTGAGTTACTTGATAAGTACCAGATCCATATGTACCACCAGCTGTATTTTCATATCCACCAGATAAAGTATCGCCAGCAACAGCAAATACATTTAATGTTCCAGAACGTTTTTGAGTATTATTAGGACCAACTCTTAGTCTAGTGTAAAGAGTATCACCAAGAACTAATTGAGCACCAATAGATTGAGTCCATGTATATTGATCAGCAGAAATATAAAGTTGACTGGTAGAAGTAGCTCGTAATACAACATCACTATCAATACCAGTAATATTAACCGTGTCATATATCCAACTTGGTCCACCATCACCAGCAGCCCAAATAGTATCAATTAATGTAGATCCTTGATAAATTTTAACATATCTAAAAGCATAAGCATCGTTGGCATTTAGATTAGCATTTTTTATGCTATTAGGAACACTACCCTGAAATTCTGGACTTCCACCACTCGATCTAAGTTGTATTTCTAAATCTGATATTTTTTCATTACTATTCAGATTTACTGTTACATCATGCCAAGATCCCTCAATAAGATCATAGTCACCAGAGTAACCAACAACAGTTGGGATTAATTCAGCATCTCTAGTCGTAGATCCATCATTTAATCTAACGAAAAATGTCTCAGTTGAGTTATTAGGTCTTTCACCACCATTGCTATCACTACCAGAAATAACATTAAATACTAATTTAGTTGCTTTTGAAGTATCAATATCAAGTTCAGCAATTCTAGAAGCAACGTTTGGTGATGAAAATGATCCCATCATCAAATAATCAGAACCATCTGGTGTTACAAATCCACCAAGTTCGCCAGTTCCGGGTCCTCCATAAACACCATCACCAGATCCTATTATTGATGTGCCAGTAAATGACCAAGGTATGGTATATGTAGCTTTTTGATCTACAGCATCTGTAAATGAATACTGTTGAATATCTTGATCTTGTGCTCTAGTTGTAATACCCCATGTTCTAGAGAATGATGTAGATGGTTGACCAATACCAGTACCAAATGTCTCATCACCTACATTAAAAGTAACTAAAGTAGCGGTAACATACCAGTTAGGAACTGTTACTCTAAGTTGAATTTTATCTCCTGGTTGTAACCCACCTGTACCATTAGCAACATTGGCACTAATTGATGTTCTCCACGAATCAAAAGCACCAGCTCTGTAAATTCTAAACTGTGCTGTAGTATTGTTTGTATTGCTATTCTTAGGACCGTTAGATACAGCAGAAACGCTAGCAGGAATTGGAATTTCAATGCTAGAAATATCAATTACTTGAGAATAATATGTGGTATTTCTCTCGAATGTTGATGTACCACCACTACTACTAGTACCATTAAAAGCACCAGAAAATCCAGATTGATTGATAAAAGAAAATGATGCTGGTAAAGCATCAGGAATCTTAGTTCCAAATGTAATACCATCTGGATCTGTTCCAGTACCAATTTGCACATTAACTGTAACTTGGGTATTCCAAGTAGATGGCGTTGGATACCTTACTTGAACAAACTGTCCAGGTGATACATTGACAGGGGTACTGCTAAATGGCATTGATTACTACTCGATCACGTGCTATTCCTATTGGTTATTTAGGTCAGACTGCCTGACATTAATCCAAGGACCATTATCAATTCTAACTTGGATTGGTTTATCTGAGGTAATTTCTTGAGTTGCATTACCATCAACTTTAAAAATTTTTGATTTATAATGAGGATTTTCAGGATTTAAATTATATACCACAGGAAATTTACTCATAACGTACTCCAATAATGATTTGCCATGTTTTGAAACAACGAATTTTCCCCAGAAATATCATCTCCCTGAGAAAAATATAGAGACATTGTATTAGAAGAAACTTCTTCGCCATCCACAATATTTTTGATTATTTTTCTAACCCCTACTTGCTTTAGCAAAGGTCTAATTTCAATAGCATCTACAACTTCAGTTCTTTCTAATGCCATTTTAAATTTCTCTTACATTTTGCCATTCGCCATTATTTATGCTGATCTGGGCATCAGGATCATCGACTTTTATTTCTTGATCTATTTCAATTTGATCCATTGGAATTTGACCAGTTGTCGTAAATTCGGTAGGAAGATTAGCTATCAAATCAATATCTTCATAAGGATATTTATTAATAGTACTACTAAGATCAAATCCTTCTTTAATTGTTGGTGCTTTAGTTGTAAATGTAACATTTATAGATCCATTTTCTGTTTCTACTACTACTGTTTTAGTATTTGTCTTACCAAATTCAGATCCAGCAGGTAAACCAGAAGTATCTGTATTAAATGGCATTGTAACTGTCTTTAACTGAACTGCTTGTCCATTAGAAAAACTTCTAGTAGAAGAAAATGCTCCAGAAAAACCAATAAAACTAACAGACTCCGAAGTTGATACCTCAGTAATCATATCTACACCACTTATAGTACCAATAACAACAGTAACTGTTGTACTAGGCTCTAAATTCAAAAAAGATGTGTTCCAAGTATTTGTTGGGGTATTATCATTTCGAGAAGAAACAGTAATATTATCAGTATCACTTCCGCCGGAGTTAGAAAGAGTTAAAAAATATGATCTCGTTGCCGGTGATGTGGATGGAGCATCTGATTGAGGTAAATTAGTAATATCTAAAGTGCCGAAAGCATCAACATCAAACGATTCTCCAGCATCACTCGTTATCGTGCCAGTAATATCCCCATATCCATCACTATCCCAATTCAACTCAGTAGAATATAATGGAGTTCCTCCTAAACTATTTTGTGGATTCGGATCAGCAAAAAATTCAGTAATTTCTGGCGGTGGTGGTATAACAGTTATTGTCACACATTGTTCATCACCAATTCCACCAAGTCCGGAAGGAATGCCACAATATGTTTCTGTAGGTACTGAAGCTGGTAATGGTGTTACTGTTTCATTTCCAGCACCAGCGGTACTAGTAATTGCCGGACTACCAGAAGTCCAAGTTACAGTGCCACCATCTCCAACTGTAGACCAAATTATGTTAACCGAATCAAACAAATCAATAGTTGATACTCCCTCAGCGTCTTCGACACTAGTTGATACTGTGAGAACTGGTGGGTAATAAACAATAATAGTTATAGAAGTAGTATCTGTTCCCGAAGCATTTGTCGCTGAATATACATATTCTGTTTCTATAGTTGGAGAAAATGTTTCCGTTCCACTGACTCCAGGAATTGCACTATAATTACTTAAATCAGTAGAAACAATATCAAAACCATCTGTATTCCATCTTAAAAATAAAGACTCACCCTCAATAATAGTATTATCAGTTAAAACATTACCATTACTATCTACTATATCGAGAGTTACTACAGGAGGAGGGAGAATAACAGTAATTGGTCTATTAGCATTGGTTGTTCCAGAAGGATTTGTTGCTGAATAAGTATATGTCGTATCATAATCTGGAGTTACCACAACATTACCTGATGTACCTGGGTTTGTAACAATAACATTACCATTATTGTCCACAAGAGAAGTACTGGTGATATCATTACCAGTTGCAGATGCAGACCATGTTAGTTGAACTGATCCTGGTCTAGTAATAGTATCACTAGAGGCATTTGACGTTAAAGATACTACTGGAGGTATGATTTGAACAGTAATTGTTTCAGTATCACTAGTAGTACCAGCATAATTTGTTGCCGTGTAAGTATATGGCGTTGTTACACCAGGAGTTACTGTTGTAGTGCCGGATAATCCCGGAGTAGTAACACCAGTCATACTAGTATCGGTAATATTATAACCAGAAGGGTTGGAAGAAATGGCAGACCATGTAAGATCTACAGATTGACCTTTAATTATTGTATTGTCAGCATCATTTGAAGTAAGAGATACTACTGGCAATTGAATAACAGTAATTTCTCTATTAGCACTCGTAGTTCCGGAAGGATTCGTTGCTGAGTATGTGTATGTTGTTGTATTAGATGGAGATACTGTAGTAGTTCCAGAATTTCCAGGACTACTAACACCAGTCATTGTAGTGTTAGTAATATCATTACCAGTAGCAGATGCTGACCATGTAAGATTTACAGGGTCTCCTATAGCAATAGTATCATCAGTAGCATTTGAAGTTAAAGATACTACTGGAGGTATGATTTGAACAGTAATTACTTGTGAAGCACTAGAAGTTCCATATGGATTTGTTGCTGAATAAGTATAAGTTCTTGTAGTTGAGGCAGCTGGAAAATATAAACCACTACCTCCTGGACTAGCAACAGCAGTAGATACAACTCCACCAATATCTTGTACAAAACTATATCCAGTTATACCAAAACCACTACCAGAATAAGTAAGAGTTAATGACTGACCTTTAATTGGTGTATTATCACTGGTAGTTAAGGATACTGTTGGTGGTACTGGAGGAGCATATCCAGTCCAATCCATTGCTACACCATATGGACCACCAGTATTAACATGTTCAATTCGTATAGTATGTTCACCAGCACTAATAATGTCTGCTGTGGTTAAAGAAGTATTAGCGTTATAAGTGTTAAGTGAAAATTGAAATACATTATCAATGTATACATCAGCAGCATCATCTACCGCTGTCTTGAATATTTGTCTCCCTTCATTGTTAATATTAATTTTCCATTCAATTGATCTAGTAACGCTAGTGCCTTCAGGTTCTTGACCACCTACGTTAGTATTAGTTAAAAAAGTAGTCCAGGCATTATTTGGATCAGATCCCTGAGCTCCTACAAAATTATCAAGTTGAGGAGATCTAGTGGTCCAATTACTATCTGATGTAACAATTTGAGCCTCATAAGAAATTGTAATAAAAGCACTATCAGAACTAGAAGTTTCAAGAGTAGAAGTACTACGATGATATGAAGTGTTATAAAATCCAGCACCACCAGCACCGCCATGACCACTACCATCATTACCAGCGTTGTAGGCATATCCAGGAGCAAACGTTCCTGTAGTGCCACCAGGAAATCCCCCGCCAGCGCCTCCACCGCCGCCATTCCATGCAGCACCAGAATTCTGTCCAGCAGCACCATTAGATCCGCCACTAGTGTTAATATCAGAAGATGTTAGTCCAGGAGCATCAGTAGCACCACTATAACAAATACACGCTCCGCCGCCACCACCGCCAGCACCAGCTAATACAGTATTACCAATACGAATAGCAGTAGCTCCGCCACCGCCGCCACCGCCGCCAGCATTCCATCCACTTTCACTATCGTAGGAACCATTATTACCACCACGTCCACCATTCCAATATCCACCACCACCATTTCCACCAGTATCTCTATTTCCGCCAACACCAGATCCATTGTTACCCATCTTTAAGGTGAGTGTTGAACCTGCAACTCCAATTAAAGATCCAGATATTTTTTGTCCTCTAGCACCGGCACCACCAGAAGATCGGTTAACACGAGTATTACATGGACCACCAGCGGCACCTTTACCGCCATGAATAATATATGTAACATTAGCAGCATCCGAAGGGATAGCATATGAAGTGTTAGATGTAAATGTTTGAGATGGCATTATATACTCCTAGCGTTTTGCCAACCACCACCATTAATACTCACCTGAGCGCCTGGTTTGTCAACTTTTATTTCCATATCAATCTCAATATCATTAGCATTAACTTGAGCCGACGTAAGGAATTCGGTCGGAGTGTTTGTTACAAAATCAATATCTTCATAAGGATATTTATTGATATTATTAGCATAGTCAAAATCCTCGTTAATTCTAGGCGCTCTAGTTCCTACTGTTACATTAAATGATCCACTAGGAGTGGTCACAGTAATTGTCTTAATATTCTCTTTCCCGTAAATCCCGGTTTCTCCAGAAATATCGGTATTAAATGGTAATGTAGTAGTTCTTAATTGTATTGTATCGCCATTATTAAAAAGTTTAGTCCCAGCAAAAGATCCTGAATTACCAATAAAGTTACCAGACCCAGACGTTGATATCGAAGTGGGCATATCAACACCACTAAGTGTTCCTAATCCAAGCGTAACTAAATTAGATGGATCTAAATTAGTGAATGAAGTTGTCCAAGAATTACTAGGTGTATTATCATTACGAGCATTGACAGTTTTTGTCTGAGTGACAGTACCACCATCATTAGATGCTGATACAGTGTAAGATCTAGATGATGGACTTGTGCCATTAGCATTTGATTGTGGTAAATTTGTTATATTTACAGGCGAACTACTCCACGATTCCCCAGCAGAACTAGTAAGAGTTGAACTACTAGCAAAAGAAGTAGTCCAAGATATAGATGTAGTATACTTTGGAGTGCCACCACTACTATTTTGTGGATTTGGACTAATATTAAAAGTATTAATTTGAGGAGCTGCTTCTGACCAACTAACACTAACACTACCATCACTCGCTGTTTGACCAGGCGAATAAGATATGGCAGTAATTAAACTACTTTTATAACTAGATCCCCCAGCGGCACCGCCGCCGCCACCATTCGAGTTATCTTGTCCGGGACCACCACCGCCACCACCATTATCTCCGCCGCCGCCACCGCCGCCACCGCCACCATCGGTTCCACCAGGATCTCCTCCAGTACCTCCATTACTAGGAGTGACTGAACCTACACTAGCAGCATTTAGTGATTGATTTCCTGCACTACCGCCATTTTTGTTGTCAGAAGCACCGCCACCGCCGCCAGATCCAGCCATACAAATAGCATTGACGCCATTAATCCGAAGACCTGAGGCACCTCCACCACCTCCACCACCTCCAGAGTAAGGAGGATCTCCGGCATTACCACCACTTCCACCACTAGCCATACCACTTCCGCCGCCGCCACCAGCAGCATTTGGTTGACTATCTACACCATTTCCCCCATTATTGCCAACAAAAATTGTGAGTGTTCTAGCAACATAATTTTGATCAATACGAAAACCTTGTGTTGTAGTAGTTCCTCCTTGACCACCTTGGGCATCTGCATCAGTTCCTCCTCTGCCGCCTCTTGCACCACGAGCTTGAACAGTAATATTGTAAGCATTGTTAGGAATACTAAGAGTATATGTGCCAGGACTGTTGTAACTAGATGTAGGCATATCAGGTACTCCTCACATCGACCCATCCGGTGCCGTTAATATTAATTTGAGTATTACCATCACTTGCTTTAAATTCAACAGGAATGTCGATATCATTCATCTCCAATTGAGCAGTCGTGATATTTTCAGTAGGAGTATTTGATATCAAGTCAATATCTTCATATGGATACTTGTTAATATTATCAGGATAATCAAAAATTTCTTCAATTATAGGAGCTTTTGTTGTTATAGTTACTATTATATCATAATTAGGAAAACTTATCGTTACTGTTTTACTATTTGTTGCTCCAGATGTTCCAGAAGTATCTAGATTAAATGGCAATGTAGTAGTCCTTAATTCAAGTGTTTCTCCGTTATTAAAACTTTTAGTTCCGCTAAAAGATCCACCGTTACCAACAAAATTACCACTACCAGCAGCAGAAACGGTAGAAGGGGCATCGATACACGCCATTGTACCCAAGTTGAGAGTAACTAGAGTAGATGGTTCTAAATTTATGAATGAAGTTGTCCAACTATTTGTAGGTTTATCATCATTATAAATGTTAGTGCTTTTTGTTTCGGATATGGTACAACCATTAGGACTTGTTGTTGTCATCGTCCATGTTCTAGATACCGGAGATCCACTTCCACCACAAGGATTTGAATTACCTCCACATATAGTGGCACTACCACCTGAAGCTGAAGAATTGGTTCCAGGACCTGTTTTACTATACGTAGTTCCTCCTGGTCCAGATCCAGACCAATTTGTAGATACACAATTAGTTCCAATAACCTCGGTCGGAGCAGACATACTAGCAGTTACTGTTTCAGAAAAACTATTATTGGAGACAACAGTAATTTCAAATTCAGCATTGGCATCATTACCATCATTATCGAGCATTTGAATTTTTGAATTACTGACTGATTTAAAATCATTCAATAATCCACCAAAAGACAATCCATATGTTCCGGGCCCGACATTATTTAAAGTCTTAGTAACAGATCCATCTTCACCAGGAGAGTTCCACGTTTGTCCTAATAAGCTAATAGTATCAATAGCATCACCATAGTCATCTGGGTTATCTCTCCACCCTAATTTTAGGGTTACATTGGCATTTCCCGTACCACTAACCACAAGGTTAGCTGATGATCCACTACCGCTAAACTCGGCGCTGATACTAGAAGATTGATTACACGTTTTGGAAGCCATATCAGATCTTGATTATGTATTCTACTAAAATATATGGAGGTGTAGCCTCATCAAGTTTTTTAATATTATTTGTAGTTAAATTTACTGTTGATTCTAAACCAAAAGCAGGAATATTTGTATTAACAAAAGTATATTTTAAGTCATTATTAGCAGCAACTTCTGTTGAAGATGGAAAATCAATAAGGTGAGCATGAGAAACAATAGCACTAGCTCCTGTTGGTGATTGAATAGTAATTAGTTCGTTAGATCCTTCATTTTGTCCATCATTACCACCTTGAGAAGCTCCAGTGCTAGCTCCCACAAAAATAGAGTCAGACCAATTTCCTAGATAATTAAAAATACCAACACCAGAATCATGACCATGAGATTGGAAATTTAGATCTGATAAAAAAGCATTTAAAGTTCTGCCTGTTGTTGTCGTTGTTCCAAAAGAAGGATTTCCAATAAATTCTATGTTTCCGGGTGAGATAATTTCAAATTCTCCTGAATATGTAATTTTTGTAGTTGTACCAATAAGAGATACTACATCAACTTCAGCACCAACTCTATAAGGTTTGGTGGAGTCTTCATTCGTAACTCGGTCATTTAAGTAAGCACCTGAAGCATTGCCACCTTGAATATATTTAGATCCAATATCAGGTAATACAAATTGATTATTAGTTACTTCTTGTTCTGCTTTTTTAAATTTAGAATTATTACCTACTCCCAACACTTGAGCAAGAATTGGAAATTCAACAGCAGATCTAATAGAACCATCACATCTCAAATATCCAGCAGGAAGTTTATTCCCCCAGTCTCCTTGATCAGGAACATTAACATCAGGCAACTTAATTGGATAAGGTAAGATGGTTCCTGTTACTCCACCGTACCTCGCTCTTTCGTTAGTGTAATATACGGGCATTTTAATAAGCTCTAATTAAATTAGTAATAGTAACAGAAGCAACTCTAGTCGTAAAAGTAATTTGTAAAGCACCAGCAATAGAATTAGGCGTTACATTAGGTTGTGCTAAGACACTCAATTGTTCTAGAACGTTAATATTTGAACCATCATATACAATATTGAATGTTCCATCATGATCGTGTGTTTCAATAACATCTTGAACCCCTCCCCCTGCCAAACTATCATTTAAAAATGAGATACCAGCGTGATTAAATAGTGTTTTTGTAATTCCATGCTCATTATCTGATCCAGCATTTCCTGGATCAAAGTTAGGACACTTCACTGATTGAGTGCTATCAGAAAAAGGAATTCTATATCCAGGAGCAAATTTACCATCAACTATCAAAGCAGCCATATCAGCATCACCACTAGCAGATGTAGCGCCAGTACCATCTCTCAAGTTTTTCTGGCTAGTAAACCACGATTTACCTACACCATGTCCAGTAGCGTTAGTCAGAAAAGGAATATGTTCATTAACAGGCAAACTACCACCAACCGAAGCAATAGCATACCTACCAACACCTTGTTGAAATGGGCAGTTATCTAAAGCAGTAATATTTTGTACTGGATTATCAGTGCTGCCAATATAAAATCCAGTTTCAACCTCAGAACTACCAGCACAATCAAGGCTTGTACCTTTGGGGCAAGGGGGTAATCCAAAGTATCCATTTGGACATGGATCTACTCTATTAAAAAATTCAGTGAACTTTACTTGAGGTGTAGCAAACACACCAACACCCCTACCAGGATTTTCTCCAGCATCACCAGTATTAGTAGTTGTGTATGTACCTTCGTGAAAATGTTGTGGAAAATGTTCTCTTCCCAATTTTCTAGGAATAACAAAAACTTCCTTAATAGAGAAACCAGGAATAATAGATTGACCTGTAATTACACCCTCAAAATAAGAATTACCAACTTTAGTAACAGTAACTGATATATCATTAGCAGTAGAACTTCCTCCATTAGCAGAAAAAGTAGATCCAGGGACAGTTAATTGGTCTCCAACTTCATATCCAGATCCTTTTATCTTAGGAATAATATCATATGTATTGTCAGTATTAATAACTACAGTAAATGTAGCCCCACTACCAGTTACAGCAGAACCATCATCGGCGTTCGTGCCATTATTAGCAGTAACATTTTGAAAAATTTGTGCTGTTAAAACTGTAGGAGCTGTACCAGAAGTAATAATACTAGTAATAGTACCAGCCGGATCCGGTGTATAAGTAAAGTTTAAATCTGTTTTAGCATTAATAACATTTGGTGGACCTAAATCTCCAGGTTCAAATCCAGGTACAGAATCTCCTAAAAAATCTTGTACAACTGTTAAAGCATCTGAATTGTCGAGAGGAGAAGGAATTATTCCATTAGTAGAATCATATACCCCAAAATATGAAGTAGAAATATCTGCTAGTGATTTATTATTTGTTTGTGGTAACCTAAAAGTACCACTATAATTTGGAAAATTTCCAGTAAAATTTGTTCCACCATAGGTATCTCGTAAGATACGTGCTAATAGTGGGTAATCTGATGCGTTGAGCTCGGCACCATTACATAATAACCATCCATTCGGAATCTCCGATACGTTTCCTCCCCATGGTTGTGAAGAACCAATAGGGAGGGCTCTTTGGGTTTTAATTACGTTATATCCTGCCATTAGATTTCCATTAACCACCAACCTTGTGCTGTCGATGGGGCTCCAGTTGTTGTGTTATCATAATTTGTGCTACCTAGGTAAATAAGACCTAAAGCAGCATGAGCAGTTTGAACAACCAATTCACCACCATCGTAGTTAATACTACTTAGGTCAGGAGTATTACCATTTGTGATATCTCCTTGAACAGCAACATTATCCTTAGCTCGTATTCTTAAAGTTACGTTATAAGTTAGATTTCCACCAACATCAACGATTCTAATCATATCTCCAGTAACTGGATTTTCGGGTAGTTTAAGAGTGACATCAGAAGAAGGAGCAACAAAGTAGTTAACGTTTCCTTCCATATCAAATACTTCTTCGCCAGCACCAACAAATTCCCACTTTCTAGCACCATTTGGAGTGAAGAATCCTTCCTGTCCAGCGAAGTTCATAGAACCATCAATTTCAACTTCAAATAGTTCTTCAGGAACTTTTGCTTTCAAGAAGGTTAGATTTACTCCACCATTAGTAATAGTTCCTGTGGTATGTGTTGGAGGGACAGTACCAAGATTACCATTACCAACAGCGACGTAAATGTTGCCGCTATAGAAAATAGTATCTCCATCTTCAATAGCGCCTCCAATTGTCCATTCAGGAGATTGATCAATTTTATTAAGTTGTAAGTTACCACCATCAATCTGTAAAGGACCAGCGATATTGGATTCAGTAGTACCTTGAACAGTAAGATTACCAGAAATCGTCAAGTTACCTGTACTATTTTGTAAGATAAGTTTTTGATCGCTAGTAGAAGCACCTGTGACTAGGAAGTCACCACTCCTCACTGTCGTCAATCCAGTTTCAGCATCAACTGTAAATAGATCACAATTCGGTCCACTAGCACCAAAGTCTCCCTTAAGGCAAGTATCTCCAGTAGCAGAATCAACCATAAATGTAGTTACTGGTGAAGAACCACCCGTAGTAATGCTCAATACCTGAGAATTAGCAGTTGTAGATCCAATAAGAGTGAAATTAGCATTCACTGTCATATCACCAGCAACATTAACCTCGCCAGTTGTAGAATCTACACTAAACTGTTCAACAGGGTCCTGATCAGAACCATCAGTAACAACAAGTCTTTGGGGAGATGTTGTATTGATATCGGTAATGATTGCTAATTCAGAATCAGTGAATCTTAAGATATCTCCTGCTCCAACTGTGCCAGAGAATTCTCCAGTATTGACATCTGCTAGAGTTCCTCCATTAGCAGAAGGAAGTCCACCAACATCATCAACGAAGCTAACATTATTTGCTAGATCATATCTAATTAATAAAGCGTTATCCGGGTGATCTGTTCTCAAGAACTTATAAGAAGAAGATTCAGCGCCAGATGGTAAGTTTGCTGGAGTACCAGTAACCATTCCCCCGGTGTTAGCATCACGTTGGTTCATCGCTCTTTTGACCATCACACGTAGTGAATCGCCAGAAACGTTATTGAGGTTTGTAAGTTCAGTAATTTCAACAAGTTCACTATACTGTTCACCAACAGGAGAATCACCTTGAGTTGAATCACCTCCACTAAATTTAACACTGCCAGCAGAAACACCGTTAGCAAAACTCTTACTTAGTGTTAAAGTTGTACCAGCAATAGTCGTAATCTTAGCATATTGTGTACCATCAGCAAAAGTAGCAGAAGAAAGAGGATCAATACGTACCCAACTATTAACTGTATCAAAGTTAGATACGTCACTAGCACTAGTAATTACGTTACTACCAGAAGTTACATTAGCAGTAAAATCTGTTGGATCAAAAATTGCTAAAATAGAACGATCAATGAGAAGGAAAGCACCAACAGTAAAGACGGTCGTTGTACTAGGAGTAGCAAATGGTAGATAGTATTCATCAATTGCTGCCGTTCCTCCTACAGCATCTGTTGATCCTCCATAGAAACTAGACTGAGTGTCAATAAACTGAGAAATTTCTGTCTTACTAAAGAGGTCAATATTAGGAACATCAGCACTACCCTGAACATGTGAAGGAGAATCAGTAGAGAATGAACCTCTACGTACTTCAAACTCACCAGAATTAAGTCCGCCCGACAGTGTTACATCACCTTCAAGTGTAGAAGCAGATTTAACAACAAGACTATTACTAATCTGAGTAAATCCACCCTGAGCACCAATGAAAGTTCTTGAAGCAGCACTACCAATATACAACTTAGAAGTTGTAACAGTGAATAGATTAACTTGCTGAGCAGGTGAACTTAATGTAGCAATTCCAGTGCCAGAAACTAATGCTGTTCCGATACTTAAATCACCATCAACTTGAGTAAATCTAGTTTGTAATTTAGTAACAGAACCATTTACTAAAGAGTTAGACTGTTTAGAATAAGCACCACCAATTCTGATAACCGAAACAGAAGTTGTGCTCGTTAAGTCAGAAGTACCAAGAGAAATAATAGATGATGTACCTCCACTATGGACTCTCAGTATACCGTCATCAGTAAATGTACCAATGTTAATTTCTTGATGTTGAGCAGAAGGAGAAACAGTAATAATTTGAGGAGAAGCTTCTGTGGTATCACTACCAGAGACAGAGTTACCTATAAACAAATTCTTCGCTTCAGAAGCAAAGTATACCGTTGTGGCACCGCCATCAATCAAACTAAACGATGTTGATGTGGTAGATAGAGATCCACCATTAACTGCTAAGTTTTCATCTAAAGTAACATTTTCAGTAATTTTAGCATCGCCAACAACAGTTAACGTATGATTTGTGTTGCCTTCAGTAACATTGATGCCAACTCTGCCGCCAGGAACAGTTCTAGCATTACCATTTGACTGAAGACCATTAGTTGTAGAAACTCTAAACGTGGATGTATCATTAGGTAAGGCAGAATTTCCACCAACTAATAGAGCATTATTTTCTTCTAAGAAAGTTCTATTAGCAAGTAATGGTTGAGTATCGTATCCATTAGAAGCAAGTGTTTTGCCACTAATAAATGCCGTACCTACAACATCTAAGTTTGCTCTTGGTTCTACAGCAATAGATACAAATCCTTTCTGATAATCAGAATGAGCAGATCTAGCAAGAGTATTAATACCTAGTTTGTAATCACCATTAGTATCAGTGTCAGTTCTTAAAGTTTCGGCACCCAATACACCAGTTTCAGTCCACTTACTCAAGGAAACAGAAACTACAGCTGCTACTGCTAAAGTCGAAGGATCATCAACAGAACTAGTCTCAATAATTACTGGCGCTTGTACTTGGAAATAAGATCCAGTTACTGCTGTAACAGTTCTAATACCGTTAACATTAATAAATCTGCCATCTAGATCAGAAATCTTAACAATAGATCCGAGAACAATATCAAGATCAGCAGGAGCAGTTCCAGTTACAGTATTAAATTGTACTAAAGATCCTCCCATAGCAGTATGAGAAGCAAGACCAGCAGTTACTGGGTTGTAGAAGTTAGCATAAATCCAACCCAATGATCCAGTTCTACCAACTTCTTCGCCTTTAAGTAAAATATCTCCAGAAATAGGTTGAGCAGTTCCAAATTGAACGGCAAATCCTAAATCTGAATTAGTTTGATTCGGCGTAGCATTACTGGGAGTATTACCAGATCCTTGATTAACATGTGTTCTGATGCTGTAATCTTGACCAGAAAGTAAAGTGCTACCACGTGGATTAAGTCTGTAGATAGCAGAGAAGATCTGATTCTGATGAATAACTACATTACCTTCAGAAGCAATCGTAGATCTACTAAAAGCACTAGAGTCTAAAGTTAAATCTCCACCAGCGTTAGAGTCAACATTAGCAATAACAGTAAAAGCATTTGGTTCGTCATCGTCAACATTAATTGTTACTGGATTGTTGAATAAAGCATTACCATCAACGGTAATTTCTTGCTCAAAAGCAACAGGAAGTTCAAATGTTGTGACCAAACCACCGATATCTCCACCATCATCATCAGATGATAGTAGTTCTGCTTTCTCAAGGAACGTCTCTTCGCCTGTAATAGCGTTGATCTTACGATTACCAATATAGAGGTCACCGTTAGAGTTTAGACCCGTGTAGAAGACGATACCGCCATTTTCACGTTTTGCCTGAGCGTAGAAATCTTGAATGTCTGATAGAACAACTTCCTGACGAAGTGGGAAACCAGTTGAGTAGTTACCAGGACCAAATCCAAGATACTCAAATGTGTGGTTACCAGATCTAGCAATCGAAGGACGACGTAGTTCGACGTATAGTTTGTTCTCTGTTGGATATACAGAATCACCAGAAATAGGAATCAAACGATCTTCAGAACCGGAAGCAGCGTTACCACTTTGTGCTTCAATAGCATTAGTGGTATACTCATATCTGCTTAAAGCAGGGTTCTCGATGAAGTCAAGAACAACTTCTTTAGTTTCACTATTCTTGAAGTCGTTAGTAGTGACGAGACCATGAACAAAGTTATCAGCAGCACAGACCGTTGGGTCAGTATCAAGAATTGTTGTATCTCTAGTATTATCGGGACGAATTTGGAACCACAAGGGATCATTCTTGTAATCCAATGGATATAGTTGACCGATAGGTTGAGAGAACTTAAATCCACGGAAGTTAGTACCAACTCCAGGACCTGTTGGGAATGGAGAAATATTACCTTTAATACAAGTTAGATAGTAAATACCTTCTTGCTGATTAGGAATACGACGCTTGATCTCTTCGATATCAAAGATATAGAAGGTATCTTCAATCTGACCAGCATCTTCTACAACAGAAATTTCATAGTCATTACCATCATCATCAGTAATAATATCGCCGGGTGTCATGGTAAGAACATTCGAGTTCTTATCGCTGTAAAGATAGTCTTTTCTATCAGACTTACTTAACGAATCATCAGGTGAACCAACACTGTTGGGTTTTGCCTGTAGAGTAGCATAAATTAGAACTTGATTGCCATTACCATCTAATACAGGATCGTTGTCAGCATCTAAGACTGGTTGCGAGAAGGTAGTAGCAGAATTTTTATCATAACGAACAACATCGCCATCTAGTCCCTTAAGAACTAGATAATGCTCATCTGTACCATCTGGGTTAAAGTAACCTTGTACAAAAGCAAACCCTGAAGAGAATCCATTCCAAGTAATTTTATTAAGTTCAGTAGAAACCGAAGTGTTAATTCGGAAAGATCCACTTCCACCTTGAGGAGCATTAATTCGTACAGTTACAAACTGTTCATTTCTTACAGAATCATCCGTAATAGTAAGATCAAATACGGTTAGTTCTAGATAATTAGTACCACTTAAATTAACTTGTCTAGCAGATTGAATACTAAAAGAAGTTTTAGAAGCAACTCTATCAGAAGTAATTTTCTTAACTTGAGTATTTAAATATGGATCATATTCAAAATTAGGATCAAGTGAAGAAGCAGGAAGACCTAATTGCTGAGCAAGTGTGCCACCAGCAGTTAGTTGAATTTGAGTTTCAAACAGAGCAACATTAGCAAGACCAGAAGCAGTGGGTTTTAGAAGAATTCTTTGTGGTAAAAGTTTTCTAGTTTCATCAGTTCTTGCCTTGATAACAAATCCATTTAAAGGATCACGTACACCATCAGCATACTTAGGAATTACGTAACGTAGACGATAGATTCTATCTAAAGCAGTTCTTTCATCATCAAGACGCTTAAATGAGGTGTTCTTAGAACGAGCATCTTTGAGATCTTGACCGATCTCATTCATTCTTGCTTGAATATTTACAGCAGGATCATAAGCATCTGTAGTTTGAATGTACCACTGACCAGTAGTAGTCTCTTGCTGATCCACGGGCAAAGCACTATCATCTCTGGTTGGATCAAACTTAACAGGAGAGACACGCTTATTAGCAAAGACGTAGAAATTTGAACCAAAACTAGGAGCAAAAGTAATTCTAGGAGAACCAGCTACTGCCTCTGCTTTAGTGTTGAATACAGCAAATGTTTTGGGTGTTACAAATCTAACGTAGTAGTACTTGTTAGTATCTACTTCAGAAGTTACACCAGAATCAGTAATCTGAGGAAGAGTAGATCCAACTCCAAATGTTCTAAAGAAAATTTCCTGGACAACATTTTCATTTCCAGGAACATCAAAGACATGAGGAACATCTGTCTCAATAACGTCGGTCAATCCAGTCGGGAAGTTACCAACATACTGATAAAGATTATAAGATTCATCAAGAACAAATTGGTTTACAGCAATTTCTACATCAAAGTCAACAGATTCAGTCTCTGGAGAATACATGTAAATGCCAGCGGCAGCATTTTCTTTAGTAGTCGCTAGAAGTAACTTGGTTGTATTGGTCTTTTCAAAAACATTAGGATATGTAGTTCCATCAGAATAATCTTCTGGTTCAGTAGATCTACCGGGAGCAATTACATAGTAAATGGTATTTGTGTTAAATCCTTTAGGAAGTCTAATAACACGCTTATCTACAGTGGCAGCATCAACACCAGATCTAACCTTAGGAACCAATCGGATTGGAGTTCCAGTTTCAAATAAGTGAGGATCAGAAGTAGATCCACCAGTGTTAATAGTGAATAGAGTAGCACGTGAAGCGAGATTAGCAGTATCTATAACTGGTTCAACTCTAGTAGCAACATTGAAAGAAGGTTCTGTTCTAGTAATATTAACTAAGTTTCCGGGAACAGCATCAGTTCCGATTGCTTGAGTAATAATAGCGGTATATGTAGTAATTGTAGCGGCAATATCGGCACAATCATTAACATAATCATAAACTCCAGGTTGTCCCGAAGTATCGCCAAGAACGTTATTATCAATAATCTGTGTTAGACCATGAGATCCTTGAATTGTGATTGACTGGTTCTTCATAGCAGAGATTGCTAGATCTCTCATCTCAATATAAACTTGTAAAGACTCGTCTCTCTCGCCGTTAATTAATCCAGGTTGCTGTACATAAAGTAAAGCACCATCGTAAACGTTACTGTTTCCACCAAACTTGATGTTGTAAGCAATTGCTTCTAGGAACAACTCAACGTCATCAATACATTCTTGATTACCACCAGGAATTGTAAATCCAGAGTTAGCAGGAACAAGGAGCATTCTCTCAACTGCTTCAGTAGCAATTAGAGTCTTGTTAGCAAGAATTAGATTAGAAGCATCAACTTCAGTACCACCAAGAGGTGTCAATCCATTGTTAAGAATCAGGAAAAATTCAGTGAAGTAACCCTGGATAAGGGTAGCAATATCATTACACTCAGGATAACCTTGATCGGCGGCATCCCAAACACTAGTATCCTGGAGGACTTCGCTATCTCTTACCGGATTAATATCACTGTATCCACCTTTTAAAACATCATCACTATCAATTATAGAGGCAGTTTTAGGGAACTCAAAATATAGATAAGCACCACTAAGTGAAGTGCTTGATGCTACTACAGCATTTCCATACGTAGCAGAAATAAATCCCTGAGAATCGGTTGTTAATAC